GAGAATATGCACCACCATTTACTGAAGCATATATTTCTGTTTCAGAATTAGCAAGAGGAGTATAAGTTACTCTTACACCAGTTGGAATAAGAAGAAGATTTATTCCAGTAGGTTGTGGAGTCCAGTTACTTTGTAACAATCCCTGCCCTATTAAAGTGCGCCCTATGCCTATGCGTATACCCATGGCTTAAACACCGTAACCAACGTAAATACCTGTGGCAGTTGTCCCGTTTTTCAGTATCTTCTTGCACAGCACTGGGTCAACAAAGTATACTTGTGCCTCCACCGTTTTGGTCACCGCTTCACTGTCTTGGTTATTAACGGGCACGTAACAAATGTTGCCAGCGCCAGAGCGGATAAAAAAGCCGCCCTCTTCGCCTGTAAAATCAACACTGGCCACACTTACGGCCAGTTCCCTTACAATATTTCCAACGGGTGTATTCTTCATGGTATGTCGTTTTTTTAATATCCAATAACATTAAATGTGCGTGTCTGCCCGCCCATACGGGTACACTTTAAAAGCGGGTAATCTTTGCTATTACGGCGCAGGTACAAAGTAATTTCGTCCTTAATTGATGCCCCCATAAGGGTTGCCTCTGTTGCCAGCCTTTGCACCGCCTTATCACTGGCTGGGGTGCTAAAGTCCGTATCCTTTACCGTAATGCCCGCAGCTGTGTAGTTAAACGGCTGGCGGCTGGTATAGCGGCCAAAGGCGTAATAAATGATGCAGGCACGGAGGCCTTGGAAATATGCGGTACGGTTAGAGTATGTGTATTTGCCACCATCCAGCAGCGCTTTGTTTTTATCGCTTAAGCTTGGGGGGCTGGTCTGTGCCTCATCCATAATTTCTGCCAGCAGGGCATCCCCCAGCCATGCCTTAACGTCAAACAACTGCGCCTCAATTACAAACTGCGGCCACACAATTGAATTCTTCACACTGTCGGAAATGTGTTTATAGGCTGCCAAATCTGCTATGGTTACAAGTGCTATCATACTGGCGGTGTTGGGGTTGGTGCTGCTGGTGCTGTTATGTAAGCAAGCTGCTGCAAGCTGTAATCTGCAAACTTTGTCGGGTACAATGCCATTAAGTCCATAAACGCCACTTCCAGCACCCTGCGCTCGTCCTTGGTTATGCTGTTCATAAAGTTAAAAGCATCGTTCATTAAGTCGCTGCCAAAGCCCTTGTTACCTGTGTCAATCCCCCGCAAAATTGGCGGGATAAAGGACATGCGGGCAATGTTTTCCTGTACCGTACCCTCTGTGTACTGGTACTGCTTATCGTAATTCTTGGCATCAAATGGTATAAACTGCGGTATTTCCTCGTCACCGTCCACGTCCACCACCCATATCTTGCTTGTGTTGTTATCTCCCTGCATCCGTTTTATTTCGGCTGCACTGTTGGCCTGCTCTTGGTTATATGGGTCGTCCTCGTCCAGCGTGCCATCATCGGTGGTCTTAAACTTTTTACCCTTGCGTACCAGTATGCCGCTGGGCAAAAAATTAAATTTGGCGTTGCGGTGCTTTACCGTGCTTACGCTTTCCTCGGTAAGCATGTCCGTAATAACTGCATCAAAGGGGCATATCGGGTATTCCAAGTCGCCATCCACCGTAAAATACATAATCTGGCCAAGGTACTTTTCTGGGCTGCCAGCCTGTACCATTTCCGCAATTACCATGTCGGGGTTAAAGCGGGTTACATATTTTATGTCGCTGTTCTTAAATACCAGCCCCTTTATACCCGTCCAATCTGGGTGTATAGCTATGCGGCCAGTATACTGCTTTGCCCTGTCAATCTCAATGCGGCAATGTTCAAATGGCACGTTGTAATACTCGCATGGCTCTGCCAGCCCGTTGTATTTTACCAGCACTGCAAAGCCGTTAAATTTTCGTAAATCCTTGGCGCACTTGCGCAGCAAACTGTTTGCCCTTTCCTTTCGGTCATTTAGTACCATTTCCCCCAGTACCGTATCCTTAAGCCCAGCGCCCACAATAAACTTGGTGTAAATATCCACGCACACCTTGCCCGTGCCGCTGGCATCCACAATATCAAGTACCTTTTGCGGGTAGTCGTTATTCTGGCCGTAAGCCTTTATGTTTTTGGAAAGATTGTACTGGTTCTGCTCCACCCGCTGGGTGGTAACAGCTGCACTTACCCTCATGGCTTACTTACTTTTTTTTGGTGGCTGCTTTGTGGCTGCGGTTTGCTGTTGTGTTTGGTACTGTTTTTACAGGTTGTTTGGCAAGGTCAGCGCTGGCCTTAAGGTCTGCTGTGCTGTCATGCGTTAAATCAACCTTAGCCACTTCTGGCGCTGCGCCAACATTTGCCTCTTTGTTTTCTGTTTTGGCAGCTGGCACAATGGTAAGGTTACTGTCCTGTTCCACTGGCTCTGGCATAACAGCAAACATACTGGCATTCGCCGTATGGTCACTTAGTGCCTGCTCGGCTATTTCGTTTGTAAGGTTATCATTGGTAATTATACCACCACCAAAAGGCTGTATTATCACGCCTTTTCTTAATCTGTATGCACAACTTGGTTTATCCATTTGCTTAAGTATTTTAAAAATTGCTTCAATGTAACACGTATCGCAGCTGTGGCGCAATTCCTCGCCTGTTATTTCCCTGTAAGCTTCACGTATTGCCTGCCTGCGCTGTGGTGTTTTTTGTCCGTTAATGTAATCCCGTGCAAAACTGCGTACTTCTTCAACTCGGCTCATAAGCAATAAAGGGGCTCTGCTGAGCCCCTTTTTATAAGGTTAAAGAAGTGAGGCTATTGCTGCCCGTGTGGCGGTAATACTGCCGCCTGCAAAAAAGGCCAGCGGTGGCTTACTTTCTTTCAACTTTTCGCTGCATCCAGCCAATAAGTTCCAGCCCCCTGCCAACTCGGCATCTGCGGGTACACGTACGCACTCCTTAATTTCAAGGCCAAAGTCCCAACCCAGTACCTCAAATACTGTGCGGCCTGCTGGGCTTGCTTCGCTGTAATAGTTGTTTTCAATTATTACCACAAAGCGGCTTTTGGTTGCCTTTTCCACCCATTGTTTTATCTCGGGTGTATTATCGAAGATGCGAAAGCGCAGGTTATGTTCCCAGCTGTTGTAATACGTGCTTTTTACCAGCGCCGTATCATGCTCGTTGCTGTAATTATGCCCCTCCACAGAGTATGCCTTGGCCTCTGGGCTCATATCTAAAAGCACCAGCTGGGTAAGCAGCAGGGGGTTGGTTGGGTCAAACGCACTGCCGTCTTTATCTATGTCCTCAATGTTGATAAAGTACACAATGTTTTTTATACCTGCCACCATGTTGGCGCAGTTATAAAGTATGTTGGCAGCTATCTTGCTGCATATTGCTCCCATGGTCGTACCCTCCTTATTAAATTCCTACCTGTAAAAGGTCGTCATTCAGAACTTTTACATCAAAAGCATCGCTGGTTTCAATGCGGTTAATCCTGCTTTTTTTGTCATAAAAGCTGTTAACATTATCAAACAGGGTTGTGCCCTCCATACCGATAATAAGGTTGGACTTGGTGGTGTAAACAATCCTGTGCGGGTTGTTATACTTCGTACCGTTGTTTTCATAAGCGGTAATCCAAGCATCCCAAAGCGGGTTACTGTACATCGGTATACCATCCCACTCGCCAAGCTGGAAACCGTTGGCCTGCAATTCAATTTTGTAAGCCAAGCCAGCTGCCTGTAAAGCACGGTATGCACGTTTGAAAACGGACTGTGTTACAATCAGCAACCTGTCTGGCTGTATTGCCAATTCGGCTGGGGCATCATCCACCACATCATTCAAGTTGGCCAGCATTGTGGCTGGGGTGGCAACTGATTTTTGCAGTGCAGCTGTGGCCTGTGAGTTACCTGTTACGGCGGTCTTACGGGCAGGTGTTGCGGCGTAAATTACGGCCAGCTGGTAGAAAAATCCGTTTATGATGTTGAAATATGCAGGGTCAGTGCCATTGGTTAACACACCAGCTGGGCTGTGGTTAACTGTTGCGGCTGCGGTGTTGCCAAACCATGCGTGGCGCAATATCATTTTTGGAATATCGGCTGAAAGAATATCCAGCAAAAGTGCAAAGTACTGGGTATTGGTAAGGTCGGCAACCTCAATACCAAGGTTACGGGAAAGCTTGAACATTGTTGCCTCAATGTCGGTGTAGCACTGGTCAATTATAATCTCAATGCGCTTGGGTGACCAAAGCTTTTTCTGTGCCGCCATGTTGGGGGTATCAGCCACAGGGTCGCAACCTTGTGCTGCCTTGCCTACAAGGCCAAGAGTTCCAGGAATTATGCCAATTTCACGGTCATTTCTGATGCCCGTTGCAATGGTATGAAACAGGGTAAGGTCGGGTGCTGTAAGCACTGCCTTTACCACCAGTTCATTCAGCTGCCGTAACTGGTCGGCGCTGAAGGTTAATGCTGCCAAATTAATAGTTGCTGCCATGATATTTTACTCGGATTTAGTTTCTTTGATTTTTGCCTGTATTGCCTTTATTTCCTCTACATCAAAAGGCTGCTCGGGGTTGGTTGTAACAACCTTGCCATTACTGTCAAGCCTTGCGCTGGGCTTCCATTCGTTTTTCAGGGCCCTTAACTCACCAACCAAATTGCTGTACTTGGTTTTTTCCTCTGCCAGTGCTGCCTTTTCTGCTGCCAGTGTTGTGGCGGCTGCTGTTTCTTCCTCTACCTTTGCGGCTGCGGCTGCCTTGGTATCTTCCACCTCTTTTGCCAGCCTTGCGTTTTCTGCCTTAAGTGTTTCCAGTTCGGTTGCACTTGCATCAGCAGCGGGTTCTTTTACCTCGGTAACCTTACCCCCACTTATGGTAATAGTTTTGCCGTTTGCCATTACAAAGCTGCCATCGGGGCTGCCTGTATCACCAACGGCGGGCTCACCGCTTGCCTTATCAATGGTAAACTTTTTACCATCTT